GGCCTTCTCGTGCTTCTTGTCCACGTCCAAGCCTAGCACCTTGGCGACCACGTTGCCCACCCACTGCTTGGCCTGAGTGTTCTGGCGCAGGAACTCGCCGTGCGCGGCACACTGACCGACGTCACGCTGCACCGCCATCGCGTCCTTTGCGCTGATCCCGTCGAATAAGTCGGGCATGGCAAACTCTGTGGCCACGCCAACATATTCACCGTTCGGTAGCTGCACGCCTACCATTCGGCGGAATACCGCCTTCGATGCCGGCGGTGCCATATTTGACTTTCCGTCGTCTACTTTAAAAATTCCGAGCGCCTCGGTCTCCGACACGCCCAGCTTGAGCGCGTCCTCCATTGACACGCGGTTTATGACGCGCGCCGCTCTTGCTGCTCCGAGTAGGCTCCCTGCCCCGCGTATGCTGTCGACGTTGGCGTCGTCGCCGTTGCCCTTGCGTATGTGGTGCACGAGAGACGCCGCGCAGTCGGTGGCGTCACACACGGCGCGCACGGCTCCCACGGCCGCGTTCATTGCGACATTATCGTTCTCGTTGATGCCGGTGGCCGAGACCCACGGATCCACTGACACCAGCCCGATCTTGTTCTCGATGATCTTGGCTGTCATGTAGCTGACCAGCTCGTTATCGACCGTGATGCCGTCGCGGTCCTGTCTGGCGAAGATTATGTTTATGTCTCGGCCCGCGTCCAGGAATAACTTGCCCCGTATTTCGTCGGCCGTGACTTTGTAGTGCATCATGGCCGCCGCCACACGCCTTTGAAGTTCTTCGTATGGATCCTCCAAATTAATTACCCAGCAGTTGCACGGCTCGTGCACGGTTTCACCGAGCAGCGGCCGGCCGGTGCAAATTGCCAGCGCCTCCACGATTTGCATGGACGTCTTGCCCACGCCGCCGGCGGACGCCAGCACGGACACGTTGGATCGGATGTAGTGTTGGCCATATATCCAACGCCGCGCCGGGATAGACGCCGGGTCGACTGGATCGTATGGCGTCGGGTAGCTGCGCTCTAGGCTGGCAATCTCCGCCTGCACGACCGCGACTGGCCGAGCCAACGCCAAAACCTCACGCAATTTTTCCGCGCTGGTCTCGCGTAGGAAGTCGTTGGCGTCCTTTACGCCCTCGATGCCCTGCATGTCGAACCTGACAACGTGGACGTCGGTGCTGCCGTCACCTCTTAGCACGTCTGCCACCGCCTCCACGTCGAGGTCTGGGTCGGCGCAGATCGTCACGTCGGACGCACGCGGCACGGGGTATGTGGACATGCCGGCCTTGCCAAACGTGCACACGACCGTGGCCTCGTCCCCGACAGCCTGATAGACGCTGAGCGCGTCCTCTGGGCCCTCTGTAATGATGATGCAGCCGCCCTCGTGCTCGTTTCCGATGCGCATTACGTTGCCGGCGATCACGCCGCGACTGTACTTGCTGATGCCGTTGTGCTCGCGCTTCTTGCCCTCTGGGGTCAGCAGCACCGACTGCACGCCGCAGACGTTCCCGTCTACATCGAGCGCCGGGAACATGATTGCGGGCCCGTCATACACATTCGGGTTAAACCGCGCCGAGTGCGACGCTGTATTGGCTCTCAGGCCCCTACTGTTTAGGTAGAGAAGCGCCGGACGCACCGCGTCTATGGTGTCGCGGCTTATTGTGACGCCACGGTCCCAGATGTCTCGGGCCTTCTTCATCTTGTCGGCGCGGCTCTCGTCGTCTCTGACCAGCATTTCCTTGGCCGCCAGTCTACCCATCAGCCGGTCAAACTCTGACGGCGTGTAGGGCATCGCGTCGGAGTTTTCGAGCTCCTTGGGGCTGTCGCCGCCACGCTTGAAGCCGGATCCGATCGTCGCCTTGATCTCGTGATCTTGCAGCCCCAGCACTTTCGCCGCCGAGTGTAGCTGCGCAATTGCGCTGTCTAAGTTGGCCGGCGCCATGTGGGCGTGACGCCCCAAGCTGAATGCGGCCTTGTTTAAAATTTCGTTGCGGCTTCCCTTGATTGCCGTGACCACGTCGGTCACTGCGCTCTCCGCTACCTTGTCAAAATATCTCTCGCTCATTGGTCCCACCCCTTTGTTAGTTGCGCCGCCCACCGTAGCGGGCGGCATCTTGTTTTGTGTTTAGAAGCCGAACTCTGTGTCCGCCGCCGGAGCCGCCGCAGCGGCGGGTGCCGGAGCGACTGCGGGTGCCGCTGCCGGCGCGGGGGGCTCGGCGCCGCTCTCCGGCTTGTCGATCCAAGTGCGGATTGCGAAGCCCACGTCGTAGCTGGTGCCCTTGCCGATCACGACCGGCGTAGAGCTAGTAACTTGCACCACCGGCAGCTTGTCAGCAAATTCTGGCGCCTCCTCCGCCTTGTTGTACAGCTTGGCGATGAACTGGCCCAGTCCATACGAGTTGCCACTAAACGACGCCTCACGGCCGTCGCTGAGCCAGCACTCGACCTCGAACCCCTGCTTGTGGTTCTCAGATGGACGCGCAATTTGCTGCGCTGGGCTTGGCCACGGCTGCCAGTCCCGCACGCCGATGTCGATGTGCAGCCAGCCGAATGTAACATTTTTTATGTCCATCGCGAAGCCACGAGACATGTCGATGGTCTCGTCTCCCGCTTCAGTCTTCACCCACCACCGGTTCTGTGGTAGGTTTGCGCGAATAAACAATGAGTTTCCAGAACCCTCTGAGCTTCCGAATGATATTGGCATGTGTGTCTCCTGACGTTGATTGCCTAGCCGATTTGGCTGAATTGGAATGAATAGCGCGGAATTTGGATCGTTTGCAAGTCACCAAAATTGTAGCCCCACTCATTCGTTGCTTGTGCCTTCGCAAATTTCTCGAAGGCGTATTGGCACGCAGCTCGTCCCTCGACGAGGCTATCGTGATCCAATTCGAACACACCCACGCGGTGTGGTTTTGACTTTTGCACCGCAATAAAGACGAAGCGGTCGATCTCGAAACCGGCTGCCTCCATTGTCATGCGATAATGTTGATCTTGAACGTGATACCCGAAATTGGCGCACTGCTTGGCAAAGCCGGTGGGGTCACTTGTGATAGTTGTCTTGAGGTCTATCAGCGCTCCGATGTCCCGGCGCCAGCCGTCTGGGCGGCAGCGGATCTCAATGCCGGTGCGCTCGTGCTTGGCGAACACTGACGCCTCGCAGACCAAGTCGCCGCTAAGCAGCTCGGCCGCCGCCTTGTTTGCGCGCACGGCCTCCGCCATGTCGTGTGCCAGCAGATAGTCGCCCTCGGTGAGCAGTAGCGCGCCCGCCTCCTCCGCCTCGAGCTTGGTTTTCTTCCACGCCAACCCACGCCGATCAGCCGCTCCCATCCATATGGTGTCGGCCAGCTCCGGCTGTAGCACGAGTGTGTGCGTGGCCGTTCCCACGTCGAATGCGGCGCTCTCTTTGCGCTCGGCGTATTTAAACGTGGCCAAGTCATCGAACGCGATTGTCTTGGTGCCCGACGCTGACAGCACGTCGGCGTGCGCGTGGTATTCCTCGTTTGTCATGTCAAAGTTTATCATTTTGTCCCCTCGATAATATTTCTGACACTCGGCCAATGTTGACGCCAAACATAACCGCTATGTTTTGCATTGGGGTGTCTGGGTTTTCCGAAGCCCAATAGCGAATTGTGTCTTTCATCTGCTCGGTCACAAATTTTGATGTGGCCGGGGCCTTCCGAGTGTACGGCTCGCGCGTCATATATTTCAGCGCAGCATCTATGGCCACGCGCACGTCGCGGACGTCGCCCATCTCGAGAGCAGACTGTAGGATCTGCCTTGCGTGTGGAATGTCGCTCATATCTTCCCCCTCCCAAATGCGGCTATTAATAATGCCTCCGCACGGTGTTCGTCCTTCTTACGTTTCAAGTGACTGCTGGCCAGCTTTGGAAAATGTGCCTGCGCCAGACGCCGCGCGCTGTCCTTGTCGCGTGGTAGGTTCATGGACTTCTTCCACACTGCCGGCCGCACTTCGCTGTACGGATGCCCCGACAGCGCTACAGTGGTCAGCGTCTGTCCGTAGCCAAATCCCAACTTGAACACTGATACGACGCCCTGCTTGGGCATGGCCTGCTGTTTCTCGACCCATATGTGGTCGACTGGCCCCGCGCTGTTAATGATGTCGAGTAACGCCACCACGTCCACGCCGCCCTCTGAGTAGACCGGAAGGTCGTGGACCTCGTAGAAGTCATCGCCTATCAGCGCCACGCCGCCGGTGCGGTATCCGGGATCAATTCCGATCGTAATCAACGTCAGCCCCCGCCTCGTCTAGCATTGCAATGACGGCCATCTCGACCAGCAGTGACACGCTCATGCGTGTGTTGCGACTGTGTTCCTTCAGTGCCAGGGCTACGTCTTCGCGTATCCTCGGGCCGATTTGCTTCAATTCTCGAGACATGATGCCCTCCTCTTCTAACGCAGTGTTAACAGCGTGTGGCGGAATGCACAAGGCCCCGTGCAAATGTTTTAAATTTGTTTACGATGTGGTAAAATGCGCCACCAATAGAGGAATGCCAATGGAACCGGATGTTATGTGGAGCGCACTGCTATCTATTATTGTTACGGCGATTGGTTTCTGGGTAAAATCTTGGACCGGCGAAATGGTTAGATTGCAAATATTGCTAAACAAAACTCGCGAAGAATATATTACCAAGTCGGACAGCCTTGCGCAAATGGATCGCGTAATGAACCGCCTGGATGGACTGGACGCCAAGATTGATCGCATCCTAGAGAACGGATCTCGCAAGTGATCTGCGTGCTGGTATTTGTTGGCTGGGGCCACGCGTGGGTCGACGGCACGAACTACTTAGCGAAATATTGTCACTATGATTGCGAGGGCGGAAAAAATGGAAGCTGGTATGATAAAGTCTACCGTGTAGCTCCTAGCTACAATTGCCCAAGCAGGATTGTATTTGCATGATTGAAGTATTAGCCCTCGCCAGCGCCGTTAGCACGATTGCTGGTAGCATTAGTAGCGCCGTTAAGGCAGGCAAAGATGTGAACAGCGTAATGCCTGCTTTCGGTAAATTAGCTAATCTTGAGGCAGAAATTGGCATTGCGGAAGCCGGCAGGCACAAAGGCCCATTGGGTAGGCTTACCTCTACTGAGGAAGAAGGCTTTGCCATCGCGCAGGCCAAGATGAAGCATAAAGAAGTTACTGACGAATTAAGGTCTATTTGTCGGCTGTATGGCCCGCCGGGGATGTGGGAAAGCGTTGTCCACGAACAGGCTCAAGCTAGGAAGCGGCGCAAGGATGCTCTTGAGGCAGAGGCCGAAAAGCGAGATCGTATTTTCTATTTTATAACTGTTACTCTTGCAGTCTTGGTTTTTGGCTTAGGCACTGCTGGTTTGTTTTGGGGTGCGGCTATATTGGCAGAGGAGATTAAATAGTGTGGTTTTTGCTCTGGATGCAGTTTTTTAACAGCACTTTAAAGTATCACCAGCTTTCCCAGCATGACACCCAAATTGAATGCATGAAAGCGCGAGATGAAGCAAAAGTTCTCGTGACGGCAAGGACAATCATGGTACAGTGTTTTGAAGTAAAGCCGAAGGAATAGCCAATGGCACACACGATACTTGACGATTATAAAGTTTTACCGCGACTGATGATGTTCGCGGTCACAATACTGAGTTACCAGACGGTACACTGGTTTATGTCTTTACCTGACCCCAGCGTAGCGCAGTCAGGGCTTGTATCAGTCTGTATGGGCGCGCTCACGGGCTGCTTTGGTATCTGGATGGGTAAGGAGTCAAAGAGCAGCGTCACGACCACCGGTTCAACGTCAAAGGTCGAATATGAGGTGGGCAAATGAGTATTTTAAGCGCGCTGATCGGTCCAGCAACTGAGCTGGCCGGAAAATTCATACAAGACAAGGATCAGGCCGCACGGCTGGCGCATGATCTAAGCACGATGGCCGACAAGCACTCGCAGCAGGCCATGCTGGCGCAGATAGAGGTCAACAAGGCCGAAGCAGCCAGCGGTTCAGTGTTCAAGGGCGGATGGCGTCCGTTTATTGGCTGGGTGTGTGGCGTCGCGTTTGCGTATCACTTCGTGCTACAGCCGTTCATTGTATTCGTGGTCGCGGCCGCCGGCATAGCAATACCAGAGCTTCCAACGTTTGACATGGGTAGCCTGATGACTGTTATGATGGGGATGCTGGGCCTTGGTGGCCTGCGCAGTTACGAGAAAAAACAGGGGCTGACAAAATGAACGAAGCTATGAAAAACCTGCAAACCAAAATCGGCGTTGGTGCTGATGGTGCGTTTGGACCCAACACGGCTAGAGCCATTGCCAAGCACTTCAGCCTGTCGCCGGAGCGTGGCGCGCATCTAATGGGTCAAGCACACCATGAGAGCGGCGGCTTTAAGCGTACCCGTGAGGGGCTGCACTACTCAACACCAGAACGGATCATGGCTGTGTGGCCGTCGCGCTTTCCCACTGTCGAGAGCGCGATGCCCTACTCTCGCAACCCGTCTGGTTTGGCCAACAAGGTCTACTCAAACCGCATGGGCAATGGTGATGAGGCGTCTGGAGACGGTAGGCTATATTGTGGTCGTTCTTACATCCAGCTCACCGGCAAATCAAATTATCGCAGCTTTGCGTCCGACATGGGCATACCCGAAGTTATGACCGATCCGGACCTAGTTGCCAGCACATATGCCTTTGAGGCGGCGCTGTGGTTTTTCAACAAGAATAATCTGTTTGATATTGCCGACAAGGGCGTCAACGACAGCACAATCAAGAGTATAACCAAGCGTGTGAACGGAGGCCATCACGGTTTGGCCGACCGAATTGAGCAGACAAATGAAATACACGGCTGGCTTAGCTAAGTTAGCTAAGTTAGCTAACCTTGCAGGATCAAGCAGCAAGCGCGAATGTCGGACGGGCGGGGGAATACCTCGCCCTTAGTCGACTGAGCCTGGCGGGTTACTTCTGCACTCTGGCGCCATCGCAAGACCACGATGGGTATATACAAACGGACGCGCGCATCCTGACGCTGCAAGTCAAGACGTCATCAAAAATCAGACACTGGAAATATCAGTTTTACACCAAGCATGGAGATGGTCGGCAACGGTCTGACGTCTACGCATTCGTGGCGCTCGACCTTGATAAGATTTTCTTTTGCCGTGGGGATGACCCAATAATTAGAACCACTTCAACGCACCTAGACACTGAATTGTTTGGGTCGGGCAGCATGGCAAAAGTTTTAGCGTCGTTTGATTAAATTCGCTGGCAGCCGCCGCGTCTGGCGGCTACAAGCGAAATGTGGGTGGCTTTCTTCTAACACACAACCATTCGATGCCACGGGGCTTGGGCTGTTGTTGTTGGTCGCGCTGCTACCAGACTGCGCCAAACGACATGCAATCAGCGGCCACCCACACGATATAATTACTATCGGATAGTAACCTAGTCCCACTCGTGTTCATTTTCGATTGGAGACTTGCTGTAAACCCAGCGCCACTGGCGCTTCGTTCGTTCAGCTATGCGCACCAGCATCCGCACGCGATACAGAGATCCCTGCTCGAACAGTTTCTCCAGGTAGTTGGATGTCCGCTGCACGTTCTGATAAATCAGATCCGACGCCTGTGTTGCCGTAAGGGCGTCTTCTGGGCCCATCAGCTTCAGCAATCTTTGGGCCTGCGCATCACCGAATTTTTTACGTCTTTCGGCCGCCGTGCGCGCGCTGGGCGACATTGGGCTTCGCTTGATTTCCCGGTTTGACACTCGCCCCGGCGCACCGCCTTTGCGCGCCAGGTTTTCATGTTCCACCATGATGTGTCCCAGCTCAATCTCCCACCGGATATATGGATCTGTGATGTTCTCGAGTTTAGCCTTCAGTCTGGCTTCGGGGGATCTGCTGTTACGGACTTCAGCAAATCGATCAGCGAGAGTATCTCCTGTATCCTCTGCTGAAGTCCCTGATCCAGAGCCGTCCTCGGCTCGCTCAGAATTAAGCTGCAAACTCTCTCGAGCCTCCCTATAATATGCGTGCCTCGCTCCAAATTCCCGTCCCTTTCGTTTTAGTGTGATGCCCAGTTCGTTCTTGATGCGGTGAACTGTAGACGTTGCAATGTTTAGCTTGTCGGCGATTTCGATCTGGGACATGCCCTGATCCGCCAAAATCTTTACCGCAGCGCGGTTGTATTTACTTACGGGTGTCATTCGTCGTCCTCCGCTTCGTCTTCCAGTGCCAGTATCGTGCCGTGGCCCGCGCAGTTATCGCACTCCTCGCTGTAGTCCTCGAAGTATCCAAACGGCACTGACGGCCCCTGCGTCACAAACCGGTCGTAAGTCATGGAGCCCGTGCCATCACATTCTGGGCAATCAATCCTCTTTGTCATTGTCGTGTCCTTTCATTGCTAATTCTCCAGCGCAGGCAGAGTAGCCAGCCAAATCCACAAAATTATCTAAGTGGGTCTTGTTGGACTTTGCTCTTGCCAGCTTCACCATGGCCATCATCAGGCCGACGTCAACGGCGTCGACAAAGGGCGCACCGAGGTGAATATTCCAGTATGCGGCTATGGTGGAGAAGTTGTCCTCCATAGATCCGTGATCGGCTGCGCGGTCCCGCGTGACATAGTCTTTGGCGGTGTCCAAAATAGACGCTCTAGTGTGTTTTGGCATCAGAGTGCCTCCCAGTGTGTTGGACGCGCCTGCGGGCGGTCTGTGTGGCTCTCAGAGGCATCTGGGAGCGTGCACGCGACCAGCAGGGCACACAGCGCCATCGTGGTCGCGAGGATGACGTGATCTTGGACGTCAGCTTTCATTTTAAGAACCCCGCCGCGTTTTTGCACCACAGCGACCAGGACGCGCTGACTTGGTCCGGCCGGTCGTAGATCTTGGCCACGGACACTAGGTTTTGCTTGAAGATATTGTGCATCAGGCTGCCGGCGCGCTTTGATGATATGCCGAGAAAATTTGCCATTTCTGAGGTGCGGAACGGACGGTCGCCCATCTTGTCCAGCGCGGCGTGGACCTTGCTGGCCATGCTGGCATCGCCGGTAGCCGGATCCCACGAGAACAAGTCGCACTCGGCGCGGACTGCGTCGGAAATTTCGTCGGCGTCAGACTTTTTGAGGTGGACGACGGCGTGCGTGACAAACCACGGCGTGCGGCCGCGTGGGTCGCGATCGTTATCGACCAGCGTCGCATCGAACAGGTCGCCGACTTCGATGTCGCCCATTTGGGTCAGGATCGAGTTGGGAATGTACGCCTGCTGGAAGTCATCCTGCGTAATGGCGAACGCGTAGTTCTCGCCGACGTAGGTTACTTGTATCTCTTTTTTCATTTGGTCTCTCCAATCTTGATTGTTAGGCACTTCTCTAAAGGGGTAATTACTTCGTGAAGTCGTTACCCCTTTACGGAGGTGTCTGCGGGGAGCCGAAGCTCCCCGGTAGCTTTAGTGAGGCTCGTGGCCCCAAGACCCTCGCCCGTTAAAGGTGCCAGTTTCCGCCGCCGCGTAATACTCAGGAACTTCCGTTCCCCGGCTTGCAATCTCACCAGCGTAGTCCTTGGCAAGATTGGCATTCATGCGGCCCTTGGTGTGGCCGATTGCCCCGCAGTCAGTAGAGGCTGCGTTGCTGTACCAGATCAAAAGATCGGTAGTGGTGAAAGAAGAAAGTTTAGACATGGTGTGCCCTCCCGAGCGTTGGTGGGGAGCCGTAGCTCCCCGGTTGATTAGACTGCTGCTTCATCTACCATCTCAAGGCTGATATTGTCGTTGGGTGTGCTGACGATTTTAAAGGTCTTGCCGTGGAACTTGATTTTGTCGCCATGCTCTTGCAGGAATGAATATTCCCGTTTGCGTTCGCCGGAGCTGATCATAACGCAGTTTTGAGTTGCAAAATGTAGTTTGTGGCCACGCTTTTTTGCATCTTCAACAGCTTCAAATGGGCACATGCACACATCAATGGCGCATGAAATCACGCTACCTAGAGTGTAAAAATGGTGCATTGTGCCGTAGCGTTTAGTTTCAAACGCAATAGCGATTATGTCGTTTTCCTTGTAACCCTGCCATTCATTTTTGGCTGCAAAGATAGTGTGGGCTGGGCCTTCAAATTTGATTTCGCGTTGTGCCATGTCCGTATTCCTTTGTTTGTGTCTCTCTATATAAGTTACCCTAATGTTAACATCATACCTTTGCAAGCACTAAATGTTCACATAGGCGAAAAAATGTTATACGGTCTCCCGGTGACACATATGGAGGGTCCACAATGTTAGACGACGACACCAAAGAACTCGTGCGCAATCTCAGCAGTCCGCACCGGGTGCTCAACCCCGTGGCGCTGTTTAAGTTTTGCGAGCGGGCGGCCACGATCATCCAAGATCAGGCGGCGGCGCTGCACCAGGCTGCCGCAGACACGTTAAAGGCGCAGCCCGCGAAGACTGCGCCTAAAGCGTCAACAAGAAAATAGCGGTTAGCGGGGGCCGGGCATGAACCGCAAGAGCGGGTTCATTTCCGGCAGCTCAGCGCCCTGCGCGCCGCCCATGCCGAGGCTGAGTAGTCCGCCGGTCACGTTTTGCTGGGCAAGTTGTCGCCTGTCACGCGCGCCTGCGATTAGAGGCTGAGCCTGCCTCATGCGCTGCGCCTGACGCATTAACTCCTCTGGAGACAGTCTCTGAGACAGCACCGGAGCCAGCTCTCGGCTGACTTCCTGGATGCGTTGGGCCTGACTTGGGCCGCCGATTACTGCCTGAGTAACTCCGCGCGAAACCGCAGGCAGCAAGCCTGCTTGACCAATTGTCTCCGCCATCGAGGTGCCAATCAGCTCCTTAAAGCGCGCCTCAACTGCCTGACGAATGGCCGTCTTGGAGTTTTGGGCAATTGACGCAGACATTGTCAGCGCCTGCGACGCTTGGCCGATTTTTTCCGATATGGCCTCAAAGCCTGGTTCTCCGAGAACCATCCTCATCTTGGTGGCTACGGCGCGGCTGTTCATAACTCTAAGCTGAGCCAGTGCCTCGACGACTTCCATCGTGTTGTCTTGCGTCGGGCTCATTCTGGCGTTCGCCGCGATTTCGTCAAGTCGATTGCGTAAAGCTGTTCTGACCTGTTTCAGCTCAGTCGGGCCCATCTGGTCTAAGGTGATCGACACCTCCTCGCGCGTGATCCTCGGGTTTAGTAAATCGTTACCGAGGTCGGCCGCAATTTTCTGGTCGATGGCGTCCTTGCCGGCGGCTCTGGCTTTACCATAATCTGGGCTGACTTCGTCCATGGCCCGGCGAAGCTGTATCGCCAAAGCTGTTTTTGACCGATACCCCTCAATGTCTCCAGACCGTTTAAGCTCTTGAGCGCGGCTGTGCAGCCGTCTGGTTGTGTAGTCCAGCGTCTCAATTGTCGGAGTGCGCCACGCCACATACCCGTCAGGAGTGGATCTTACGTTAACCCCGCTGGTGCCCGAACTTAATATCTCGTTGGCTGTTGTTTCGCTGACCTTCGTCGGCATGACGTAGTTAAACTCCGCTCCGCCTTCGCGCAGTAGAGTTGTAGCCCCGCTCAAGTCAGACGGGTCAACCCGTTTAAAAAGATCAAGAACCACGTCTGACGCTTCGTCACCGGGGATGACTTCTGAGCTGTAAGCGCTGCCGTATGCTTCTCTTCTAGCTGTGGCGGTGTCCTTCATTATGTCGGATTTTTGCCCTATTCGTCCGGCTGTAACTTTTCCAAGCACGTCATCAAGCCGAGCGCTAAGATCGTCCGACGCCGCCGAAGCAGTCTCGCGCAAGTTTTTCTGAACGATGGACGCGCCGGGGCCAGGAGTGTTGGCCACGACATCAAGTAAATTTGTCATGTTTGGTCCGAGACCGCCAACCGCGCCGAATGGCGTGTTTGCGTTCATTGCAGCCACCGGCGCGTCAGCCTCGATGGCGTCACGCACGACCTTGGCCGCGTCTTTCTTAAACCCGATGTCTGAGATAACTTTGCGAATTGGCAGCTGGCTAAACCAGTCAATGCCGGATGCAACAATTTCGCCAGCAAATGGGGCGACGGCTCCCAGTGGGGCGCCAAACAGTGCGCCGGTGGTCATTTCCCTTTTCGCGGTCTCTGCGCCGCCGTCGCCATATCCGGCCACGGCGCCCTCAAGAGCGCCACCCGCGCCGCCATAGGTCGCGCCTTGTAAGGCTTGTCCGGCGCGAGTTTGCGCAGTTATTAAGCTCGGGGCTCGAGCAGCTATACCAGTTGCCAGGCCGGTAGACAGTCGGGATGCGGCGGTCATCTTTGGGTTAAGAGCTGACTGCAAATCTATTGCGCTGCTGATTGTGTCGGCGCTGACCGGGGCCTGCGCCTCTCCGCCAAACATCGCACGCATCCGCTGCATCAACGGGTCCACGGTAGTCATAGCTTCCTCAACATATCCTCGGCCAAACGGAACGCCCTTCAAAGAGGAGGCAGCCGCAGTCACGGCGGGGCCGCCAATCATATCTTGGGCTATTGACCCCTTAATGACCAAGCCAGCGTCGCCCTTGAGCTGCATTATCTGCCTGACCTTTTCGTTGTCAGATATCACATATCCGCTGTCTCGGTACGACAGCTCGCCCTGCGGGTTTTCAGTTACACGCCCGCCGCCCTCATATTCTGCAATAATTTTGAGACCCTCTGGTAGGTCGGACGGCCCCGCATCTTGCGAAAAATACATATCCATCAAGCGGTCTTTGTCGGCGGTCCTGCCCTCGGCTGCGGCTGCTTTGGCGAGCGCTAATATCTCTTGCTTATCCATTAACCGTTGCCCTCCCGTCGCTTTCGCTCTTGCTCAATGAAATCTGCGTCGCTGAGCGGGTCGGCGTTGCTGCTCGGTGATCCTCCAGCCCAGGCTGGACGCTCTGGCAAGCCCAAGAACATAGTAATTTTTTTTGCGTCTTCGTCGTTGGCGCCTCGGTACAGGTCTGAAATGACCGTGCGATAATGCCCCTGCACCTTGCCTAATTGAGTTTTGGTGACATCTGCGCCGGCCGCAAGGTCAACCCTTGCCAACTCTGTCTTGAGTATTTCTAGTTCTGACTGGTTTAGCGCGCCCATAGTAGCGCCGGTTGCCTTCAGTGCCTTCAAGCTGTCAAGGGCAAGAGATGAAACAACACTTTTAACAAGAGCATCAGTTTTGCCGGCTGGGGTCATCGCGATGTTTCTGGTCGCCCAAGCCCAAATTCCAGTTGTCATGGTCGGATCTTCGTCAATCATGCCTATGATGCTGTCGATATCTCTTAGCGTTGACACCGCCGACCTTCCGCGTAGCTCATCGCTTGACTGCTTTTGTGCCGAAGCATCTAGCGCCGCCAACAATGACTTGCCATACTCCACGGTGGCAGGGTTAAGCAGTAACGCCATCGCCTGCTTCCTCTGCGCGTCAAGGTCTCCGACGCCCGCAGCACCGCCGCCCATCAGTCCCTGCAACATCTGCCGCTGAGCCTGCGCGGCCGTAGCCTTGCGCGTCATGTCGGCCTGCTCGTTGAAGCGGCTCATCATGGCGTTAATACTTCCGCCCTGCTGGCCCTGCAACGCCGCGCCGGCGTCGGACAGCCCGGCAAACGCCAGCATTCGCCTCTGCGTCTTGGACAGGCTCTCGTATGGATCGGCTGGCACCGCCGGCGCTTGTGCCGCCAGCAGCTGCTGGATCAGCGCCATGTTGTTCTGCGCCGGAGCGTTCACGGCGGGCGCTGCCGCTGGCACAACATTCGCTGGCACGTCGGGGCCGACGTCTGGCGCTGCGGGCGCAAAAGTCTCGGCGGCTTCCGCTGGTACTGTCGCGGATACTGGCGTAATCGAGGGGCCAGTCAAGAAAGCTGCCTCGTCTTCTAATGCTTGATCGCCCACCTTGGCGTCGAATGAGCTGTTAATTCCTGCAGCCATCAGCTTGTCAATGTCTGCCTGTGTTAAGATCTTCGGTTCCATGTTATCGTCCAATCCGCTTGTAGAGCTCGTCGTATTTCACGCGGCGGTATCCGTCATCACCAATGACGACTAGGTCTGGATGCGTTGCCTCGAGCTCCTGCGCCATGACGCCAAACCTTGGCTGGCCTTCATATGCTACATTTTCTCCAGCCTCGTTCCAGTCCCATGTATAGAAGTTTACGCCGGCCTGGCTGCCGACTGGTGTAATGTTTTCCTTGAGACGTATGTCTGAGCCGCCAAATACCGCTCCAAATCCACCGCCTTGACCTACTGCTCCAGCGCCTGACAGCAAGCTGCCCACTGCCGACAACCCGCCGAACGGATCTCGCGAAGTGACGGTGCCAAGCCCTTGCGGAACGCCAGCCCCAGCCGCCAGAAGGGCGTTGAGCTGTGTGAGCGGGTAAGCCTGCTCCTGCTCGAACGCTGCGTAGTCAGACTGGAGTTGCGCCTGCTCAAGCGCGCGCACCTGATCTCCCGCCGCCATTTGAGCCCCGAGGCCAGACATCTCCGACTGCAAACGATCGCCGGCGAGTGCGCCCATTGCGTTCGCCGCGCGTCCTTGGATGTCTGCGGCACCGAATTGGCCCTGATAGTTGGCCGCGTTGGCCGCCTGCTCGAATTGAGCCTGCTGGATGGCAAACTGATTTGCCGCCGCCATGTTGCCGGAGCGTGCCGCCTGATCTCGTGCGGCGGCCGCTTCGCGTGCCTGCTGACCGAGTGTGTTTGCCGTCATCTGCTGGCCCGACTGCATGCCGCGCGCTTGCTGCACGTTGCCAATGTCGAACTGTCCAGACTGAAGCGCCTGAGTGTATGCCTTCTCCTGCAATCCGGCGATCAAGTCCGCCGCCTGCTTGCCGTATGCTTCGCGAGTGGCTGCCTCTGCCACGCCCTGACGTGACCCGCCAAATGCGCCGGCGGCCGTAGCCTGTGCGCCCATAGTGTTCAGCGCCTGCTCTTGGGCGCCGCCCAGCGTCTGAAGGCTGCGGTTAATTACGTTCTGAGTGTAGGGCGACATGTACTGGTCAAAGTTTGTCGTGGCCAGTTGATTGACGTCGATCTGGCCGGGAGCCATTGCCGCGTTAACCGCTCCGGCGCCCTGCATTGTCTGCGCGCCTCCGAGTTGCGCGGCCGCCATGTCAGCCGGGTTAAAGCCGGTTAGACCTTGCTGGACGCCGATCGCTTGATCGTATGTCTGGCCGCCCATGTTGAGATTACCGTATCCAGCCAGCGCCTGATTTTGCAAGTCCGACATGCCGGCGACCATTTCGCCGGTGTAGGGCGTGTAATCTTGGTCTGCGATCGCAACGCCGCGCGGCAAGATGTTTTCGCGGATAAAATCTTCCTGCCACTGCGGCATCTTGGTTTCTTCTGTTTTGGTCGATCCCATCAGGTCAGCTCCATCTCAAAGTGCGTGTACATTTCACGGAACGAGGCCGCTTCTGCGTATCTCTGAAAACCTTTGCGGCCGTCAGCTTCTATGGCGTCCAGTTTAGCTTCTTTGGCCACTTTTGTCAAAATTGCGAACACCTCTTGGCCCCACAGGTGCATCTTCTCTCCACCCATCCACTCGATCTTCATGTTTTTGCGCAGGGGCTGCTTCACAATGCACGTCACGACGGCAGCCATGGCCTTGCCGTCAACGTAAGCCAACCACAATAGGGACAGCCCGTTGCGCAAGTCATCGACAATGTGTTCAATGGTTACGTTGTGGCTCTGGCGGCGGACTGCCGGCTCCAGTAATCGGACGGCGTCGTCCAAAACGCTGTCAACTTTATCGGGCAGGATTGCCAGCAATTTGAATTGCGGTTTTATGTGTACGACCTCACCCATGCAGCCTCGTAATCGACAGAGTTGACGCTGGAATTGCTGGGACTGGCGACGCTGCGGCGGTGTAATTTAAAAATCCGTTGGTGCTGTCAAACATATAGTTGACCTCAAGATAGTCGCCCGCAGCCACGGTAAAGATTTGGGTGCGAGACGTAAGAACTGTGGCGTTATTTCTGTGCAGGGCCGTTGCCAGCGCACTGTCTGGGACGTCTGTCCCGTTTATGCTGGGCCAAAAGTAAAAATGAACTGTCGCGGTAGACGTTGACGACATTTGCGCCGAAAACGCCAGAACATATTCGCCCGCCTCCTCGAATACAATGCGAGAGGCAGGCGTCCCCTGCGTAATGCCGGAGTTGCCTACCGGGGCGTCATAAGTTATTTTGTACGCAGTATTGGCGACTGCGGCGGTAACGTCGGCAGTCTTGATGAAGTTGGCGTGGCCATCCTCCAAGACGATCTGACGCCACGCGCCATTTTTGGAGACGACGGGATACCCGTTTACATTATCCCACAAAATGACGCCGGGTTGAGAGGCCGACGAATATGTCTCCTTAAAGCCAAGCTGATCCAGCGCCAGCCCAAGGTAGCGACGCATATTCTCGGCCCACTGGCTTATGTCCATAGTAATGGGTGGCAGCATCCGGCTCATCTGCGGCCGCCGGCCACTGCGTCCAGTCGCATTATGCCAACGCGCCAATCCGACGCGGCATTTCCCGTAACCCGCATTCTGATCTGTCGCCCGGTAAACCGCAGGCTGGTCGGGTTGGCCATCGAAAACGGACCATAGTCGCGCTCGGTGTCCGTCGGATAGAAGCGCGTCTTAAACGTAGCGTTCACGTCACCCAGCGTTTTCTCGTCTGGGATCATCCCACGCACAGCCATAACCTGTTCGCCGACGCCAATGGCGATCGGGCCAGTCTCGGCGAATGGAGTTTGGGTTCCGTAGTTAAAGCCGATTTCCTGCTCGTACAGAGTGCCGTCGGCGGCAATCCAGAACGGCTGGCGGAAGACGCCACGGTCTACGCCGGCCGTGCGATCGATTGATCCGGTTGTCCAAATCTTCTCTGCATAATCAAAAGCAGTGTATCGGTCGCATTCCGTGCTGCTCGCGCTGGGGTAGAACCACCAGATCTCGTTGAAGCGGCTGTTCACGACGGCGTGTACCTTAGACTTCTGGTCGTTGTTCATGTCGCTGAACACATAGTCAGCCACGTCGCATGGTAGATCCTGCACAGCTCCGCCAGAGTAAACAAAGAATGAGCGCTGGCCCATCCACACGACGCCCTCGTCGATGGACGCGGCGGCGTTGGCCGCAATCAGGCCGCAGCTGGTGCCCACCCTAGAAAACCCGTAAACGTAGGGTGGGCCCGAATATGTGGCCGTGTGGGCATCTTGATCGGTCAAGATCAGCGTCTGGCCGCGCGTGCGCAGGCCCTTGAGGATCACGCCATTCGTCTGGATCTGGATGTCGCCGGCCTCGTTTGTCGTCGCCGGCGTCCACAAGTTATTATTCTCTCTGTCTGACCAGGCGACTTTTCGAGGGTCGCCGCCGGCGCCAAATGCGAAAACAAAGCGCTCTTCCGTAACCATCATGCTGGAGCAGCCAGTAGGCGCGTTAGACAGAACGGCGGCGGGCGTGGCAGAGTTAAGTGTCCACTGGTAAATCTTGCCATCGTCAGCCGTGGTTCCAAGCAAATACTCGCCCCAATTCTCTAAGCTCCATGTGGTAGCTCGCAGAATGCTGCCAGTGTCTTCAGATGGTAGGCCATATAAGCCGTTGCCGAATGTGCTACCGCTGTAGCCAGTAAACGCCGTGGCATCCACCCGACCAGCGGTAAAGCCAGCAGGCGTAATGTCTGTCACAGCGTTGCCAGCAGTCATCGCGTAAAGTTTGTTGTGCGTACCGAAAGCCACGCGGCGGTTGTTGCCGTTGTCTTCCCACGCAACCATCGTCCGCGCCACGCCATTTATGTCAACGGTTCCGCGCTGACGCCATCCGCCAATGGGGCGCAGTGCGCCCTCGTGCCAGCGAATTAAGTTGCCATCACGCCAGCGGCCCTGAGACTGATACTCAGTGCCGTTTCTGTATTGACCCGCTGGGATGTTGAGTGGGATTAACGGCATGTGCCTTCTCCCTATATTAAGCGGGTTTCGTGGGCCAGTCGGCATCGTCTAGATTTGGAAAGTTTGCGTGGCTGGTGACATCGCGCAGCGCCTGACGATACGTTGTCATAGCCGCGTCCATAGTTACATCCGTTAATGCAAAGTAATCTGTTGCAGCCAGCAAGCCATCACGCTTACTGCGATTAGACGAAGCAACTCCATCGTCCCACGCTTGTGTCTCTTCAGCGGTCTTGCTTGATGTAGTCCATCCAAGGGTCCACGCACCGTCCACCAATGAAGGCGCGGCGTCTTGCGCTACATTCTGAGTGCGCTCATTAATGCTTGGCATATCCGCAAACGTCACTGGCATAAGGCTATAACTCTCAAGCATCTCGTCAGGGATTTGCTTGGGGAATGATGTGTTGGGATTATCACGGCGTAGTTTTCCTACGGAATAGGGGTATGTGTCTACGGCTCCGCTTGTAATTTTAACGTGCATTTAAGATCTCCTATAGATCGGTGAGTGTATTAGTGCTGGATACTGTATTACCACTGCCGCTTAGTGTGACGTTGGATGTAGACCCGGTGCTTAAAGAACCGCCAATATCAGAGAAAGTCAGGTAGCCTGTTGGTTCATTGTAAGATGGAATGGTAACTGTGTAACCCCCATATGTGCCAGCGGCTACACCATCTAACGGGATCTTGAACATAATGATATTATTGTTTGAGGCGCTTGCTGTAAACCCACCCGCATAAACAAAACCGTCTGACCCAACAGTAAGCGCATCTAATATACTTTCATAAGATGTCTTGCCAATTCGCATTGCCCACTGGAGTGTACCAGACGAGTTATACTTTATAACTACATCTTGACTATTTCCTCCGCCGTGATTTGCAGTGACGTAAACATTTCCATCACCGTCTACTGCAATGGCCCTGCCCCCCGACTGCTGTAGTGTGGAGCCGACCTTATTTACATAAAACTTTTCCCATACGAGCGCACCAGTGGACTTTCTTATCTTCCTAGTGTGACAAGCGTTTTCCCCGTTACTTCCATTAAAGTCCTCTGCGTAGCCACAATCATACATAAAAGACGCGTCTGAAGTTATGCTTTGGCCTTCACCAAAACCAGTGTTAGTTGTTGAGCTAGTGGAGCGGTATACTGCTTCAAGGCTTCCGTTTTCGTCAATTTTTGCTAAATCAGCAGCGTAATGTCCTACGCTTCCATTTATACCAGTAGTCATACCAACTAGAAAATTTCCACCATAACCCGGTCTAAGGCTATTGGTTTCCCAATGAGCGTATCTTATAGAATTCTGCTGGTTCCAGTTTATTGAATAAGGCCACTGGCGTGTTCCACCCAAATTAAACTTTTGGACTTGGCCTGTTTGGCGTGACCCGTCATACCCATTAAAGGCGGTAAATATGCTTTGACCTGCGGGGTAATAATCTATGCTCATATCGCCGCCACGGCTGTTGGGTCCGTAATACCCCGATGCAGACGTATATGGGTCACCATCGTCAGTTCTTGTAAACCAAGCCGCTTCACCTGATGCCTGACCATTGGAGTACCAATAACCTCCAAGCCAGATGTCATTGTTAAGGTCTTCACAAAGAGTGCTGGCATAAATACCTGTAGAGCCAGAACCAGAGCCGTCAGCTATCTTGTAAAAACTAGAAACTGTGCCGTCTGCATTGAACTTAATGGTTATTATATCAGCGGCATCTGAGCCTCCCGTAGCAACAAAACTACCGTCAGATTTTTCAATCACCGCTTTTAAGTAAGATGTACCAACATTAGGCGAGGTGGGAACCATTTCTAAAGCCCAACCCTTATCACCGCCAGCACCGCCAGCCGCAAAATTAGTTAATCTACTGATATTGCTCATAGCAGTTACCCCGCCGCATCAATGGCAAGCGCACCGTACCAAATAGTCCCGCCGTCTGTCGTTGTGAAGACAAGCAGATCGGTTTCGCCAGAAGCGGGCGCATCAGGCGCAGTAGCGCCAGCCCAATCAACGCCAGATGGATATGTGATTGTGTGTGTGCCACCCGCCGTCAGGCGAAGCATAAAGCCAAAGGCCGTTCCGCTGGCTGGTGGGTTGGTGAATGTAAAGGTTGTGGCCCCACTAGTAGTTAGAGAGAACACGTTGCCTGTTTCACAGTTAACCGCTGGGGTGGTGCCAGAGAGTGCAACATACCGCTCGTTATAGCTGTCAACGGTAAGCTCGCCAGTGATGTCCACGTCTCCAGTGTATGACGACAGGTCAACGCTGGTTAGTTTTCCGTCAAGCTGCGTCTGGATTGCAGATGTAACACCGTCAACATATCCAAGCTCCGTGGCTGTCAATGTGCCGGGAATGCCGTCCAATACGTTCAACTCTGCCGCTGTGGACGTAACTCCGTCTAAGATGTTCAACTCAGCCGTGGTGGACGTAACCCCGTCTAAAATGTTTAATTCTGCCGCTGTGGACGTAACTCCGTCTAGGATATTTAACTCAGCCGTGGTGACAGTGGCCCCGTCTAGGATCGCAATCTCAGTGGCGCTTACAGCCCCAAGGAGCGTATCCGTCTCGGTCCAGTTATCATTTAGTTTTGTGCCCCAGGTGTCCTCGCTCGCGCCGACTTCTGGTAGGGTAAACCCTTGGTTTGGTGTAGTGCCATCAGCCATTACGCGGCCCTCTCTAAGTAATCTGCCTCTGTCCAGCTTGTCGTCGGACTAGACGCCTCAAGCCACTTGTATCGCGCGAACACGGTCGCTGTAAAGCCAAACTGATCCGACGCCTCCATCAATCTTACGCGATTATACACTATATCAGTGGTTATTGAAATGGTCGCGCTTACAGCTCCGACCGTGTCAATAACTGCGTTCGATGTCGCCACGATAGAAATGGTGGGAGACGCCGAAACATTTCGCGTGACTTGCGCCGTCGCGGTGGCGCTGACAGCTATAGTAGTTGAAGCGCTGCCCTCTTCGATGCTGTAGTTTTCGCCGTATATAAACGTGCCGTAAGTGTTTATACCGTAGCCGGGACGGAAGCCTGGGATCACTTCATACTTAATGGAGGATACCGACGCGATGCCGCCTAGACTTATGTTTGCCGCCGCATCCGCAACTCTAACGGCAGTCGGAGGCGTTGCCACAACTCCGATAGACGCAGGCGCTGAAGCCACAACAACAGTAACCGCAGCCGCAGTAGCGGAAACGGCAATAGACGCAGCGGCCGCGCCCTGCGTCGTCTCCGGCTCTCCGTACAGCCCAGAGTTAAAAACCCCAGAGCCATATGTTGAGCGTAAAGCCATTAGCTGGCCGTGATGTCTAGGTCGCCCGTTGGGATACGGAACACGTCGCCGGCGTTAATCGCCTTGGCCGTCGTAAGCGCAGAGTGAATAATCATGTTGCCGCTAGTGGCCGCGTCCATGACGCCGATCCATCCGATCGTGCCCCAGTTGCCGCCGGAGGCCGCAGGAAACTCAACGCCGGCAGTGTTGGATGCAACGTCGGCAGTGACGCTGAAAGTCACAGCGGTTCTGGCGTATGCAAAGCCGGACACTTCAGTGCCGGCGGTGCCGGTGTCGGTGGGGTCAGATGTAAACAGGCCGATGTACCAAGTCGTCGGACGCGTTACAGTAGTTGTCGTAAGCAAGTATTCGAGCGTGTGCGTCTCGAATGGATTAGTCAGTGACATGGATTTCTCCTGTTAGATATATCTGGCGCGATCATACACCAATGTGGTTTTAATAGCCAGAGGCGCGCATCCGTAGACCAGACCGCGCGAAACGGGTCTCGTCAGACGACCTCTGAAGTGATTGTATTGCGTTTGAGTATAGCGAGGCCCACACCGATGTCCTGTTGTCATCGTTTAGGTACGGGGCGGACTGAACCAGCGCGCCGTATAGGTAGGCGTCGGGGGCGTCCTGGAGGAGCCAGTTAAATGTGTTTGTGCCGCTCAGCTCCGGCGTCTTTCCGTAATACATAAGCTGCATTGTATATTCGGCGTCCGGCGTCGGGAATACCTCGAGCTCGTTTCCGGCGTTTGCGTAGAAGCGCGGGCGACCGCTTATGTTACTTGCGGCGGCGCGCAGCTGCACCAAGTCGTCGATTGACGTGGGCTCAATTCGGAACGTGGTTCCCGATGTAATGCTGAAACGCAAAGTCTCCAGCCAGTCCTCCGGCGTCTGTATGTAACGACTGTCGAGTGTGGCATCTGAACGCTGCACCATCTTGTAGTGTCGCAAGTCTCGATTGATGCTGCTCTCTGCCAGCGTGATAAAGTCAGGAATGACTGCGGTCAGATCGTCACGGTTAAGCCAGGTCGCGATTGATGCCTTTAGCTCGTCATACGTTGTAATCGCCATTAAAGTGTACCTTCTCGGGTGCGAAACGCTCGGTTCTCCGGTTGGTTAAGCCACTTCTTGAGGGCTTTCGGATCGTCTGCGATGCCTTGCTTCTTTAGCTCATAATACACGGAAAGCGGGATGGAAGCCACCTTTGGCTGGTCGCCGAATTTTCCCGACACTTCGTTGAACGAGCGCTTGTTAGCCTCAATGATTTTTGTGGTGTCCTGCACCGTCTCGACGACGTACTCGCCGTTTCCCATGACGTGCCAAAATTTGGTAATCCCGGTGGCCTCGTCTCGGCTAAAAAGTCTCTTCATTTTTCCCTCCAAAGGTGAATGGGGCGGCCGAAGCCGCCCCACCGTATTAGGCTGCGGCTATGGTCAAGTCAGCGATCAAGCCGTGAGCCGCCTCATTCGACATTTTGACGCCGGTCTCGCAGATTAACATTTTTTTGTCGGCGTCACCGGTCTTGGCAAGATCCACGGCCTGTATAGGTCGCAGTGTCGCGACTGATGCGTATTCAGGGTCGAGGCACCATGCGTCACGCTCGCGGCTAAAACGGTTCGGGACAACAGTCAGGCTACCAAAATCTGACATATAAATATCAGCAGCACCGATGATGGTGGTGGGGCCATCTGATGGCGCTTGGAAGCGCTGGGCAGCAATGCCAGTGAAGGTTGATACGACTGTCTTGTTGTATGGGCCAACCATCAGGATTGATGGGTTGCCGCCGGCAGTGTATGCCTTCTGCATCACGTTTTTGAGCATAGTCTCCGTAAAGATACGCGCCGTGCCGTCGTTACGAGCGTCTGTTCCGTCAACTGCGGTGGGGTTTGTACCGTCAGAAGCCTTGTCGACGTTGGTTGAGATCCACGCTCCCAAGCCGGCAGTTACGCGGCCGGCTGATGTCGAGCCACCAGAACGAGCTGTGTTGCCGGTGTATATTGACTCTAAATCGCGCCGCACTTCGCGGCCACGCTTGGCCAATTGGTATGCGACTTCGTCGTTGCGGCCGGCTAAATCTTGGAAGCCGAGGTTGTCCGCTATGATCATGGTCCGGCGACGAATTTGTGTATAGTTGCCGATGCGCACTGTGGGGTTGGTGACGTCAAACGAGGCAACGTCGTCGCCGTCGATGACTGGCGTGACGTCTACGTCTGACAGGCTGTCTGTCTGCCATTCAAAGAATGTGTTGGACACGTTTTCTGCGCCGACGTTAGAAGTGAACGGCACCTCATCAGGTGCTATGTTTGAAATTACGTTAGAAAGTGACTCTCTGATGCCCTTGGCTGAGAAAGACGTGAAGGTGTTGGCAATGATGGTCATAGTAGTATGCTCCTATAGCATTAATGCTTTGATTGCGGCTGCGGCATCGTTGACGCTGCCAGTTTTACGTGCGCGGTTTTGCGCTTCCTGTACTGAAGAGACACGTTTAGGCTGTGACTGGCGTGAACCCGACTTCAATGTCTTGGTGCGCGATTTCATAGGTTTAGCTTTAACCTCGTTGGCGCGCGTTTCTCCACGATCATATAACATCGCCTTCCTCGCTAATTTCACAAGCGTTGCATTCGACATTCCGCTGACGTCTTGCTCGGTAAACCCCTCGTTAAGCAGGAAGTCCCGTATCTGGGTTGCTTCCTTGGCGGCGACTTTGTTGTCACGCCACTCAGGGATAATATCAGGCAAGACATGGCGTTGCTGCTCCAGGTAGCTTTGCTGCATTTCTTGCTGCTTGTTCTGCGCAATTTGCTGCATCCGCTGCTGTTCAGCTTGGACGGCTTGCAGTTGACCCACGCGGGCCTCTTGCTGTTTCCGCCACTGACGTTCTGCCTTCGCTGCCATTACGGGGTCTGCATCATACAGAGTATCCCAATCCGGCTCCTGTTCTGCTGTCTGTTTAATGCGCTCCGCCATCGCTGGCAGTAGTTGCGCATATTCAGCACGTTCACGCTGCATCTCCTGGAACTCATGTTCTTGAGCCTTACGGCCCTCGGCGAGTTCTTGAGTTTTTCGCGTGTAGTCCTTCTGCCGAAGAAACCCGCTGCGCAGCTCTTCAATGGTTTTCTCCTCACCGTCGACCTCTATGGTCGTGGATAAATCGAGGGTTCCATATCCGTCGCCGTCATCGTCTTCATCGTCGTCCAGATCGCTCTCAGACCCCTCAACGGCAGAGTTATCAGCTTGCGCCTCATACCCGTCCTCTTGGTCGTCCAGCATTTCGGCGTCCTCCGCTTGCGCGGCGTTGGCCTCAAGCGCATCTTCGGTCGCTACGTTATCCTCTTGGGGCGTAAGCATACTTCTGATTGCATTCTGAGCGCTGTACAGGTCAGTCCCTTGCGGGGTGCTGTTATCTGACATCTCTTATTCCTCTATTATGCTACTTTTGTCTCTTAATTTCAATAGTAGCGTTATCAACCATCCCACGGAGAGACTGGCGAACCAGGTCAACTCCCCGAAGCCTCATGTAAACAGCCTCCCGGCCGTCGGTGTCGCTGGTGCCAGTTGCCTTGAACTGCGACCAGCAATCCGCCTCGATCTCCTCAAGAAACCGAAGCAAATCTGTGTCAGCGAGCAGGCGCTCCGCCTGCTTGCCGTCAGTGATGATTTGCTGCTTAGTCTTCACGCGCGGCCTCCGTAATTATGTCTGCCTGTGCCTTCATCACTTCGCGATTGATCGCCATGTCCGCCCTGATCTGTGCGACGTCAAGTTGCGTGCCATATTTTGCCTTCAGCTCCTCGGCCTTGATGCGGATCTCAGCCTCCAGCTCGTCGCGCTTGCGATCGTCTTCCATGACCATCCTCTGGCGCCCGAGCTCGAGCTCTGCGGCCTTCTTCTGCATGTCCGCCTGTATAGACTGAATTTGGACTTGCACGAGCTGCTCTTCGATCGTCGGCTCTTTTGGCGGCGGCGGCGGCGGCTGGAATTTCGCCGGGTCGCTCCAGAACTGCGAGGTGTCCTTGAAACCGGCCAGAGACGTCATCTCCTTCAGCGTGTTGCTCAGCTTGGAGATGTCGGTCAGCGGGTTCTGTGGGCCCATTGTCGACATTGCCTCCTTCTGCATTTCGCCGATTTGGCGCAGCATCATCATCCGCTCGGTGTCAGATCCACGCCCAAGCGCCACGTTGATTGAGACGTCCATATTCGCGTTCCAGACCCGTGGGTCCATTTCCACGAAATCGTTGTTCAAGCGAACCATGCGCGCCTTATCTTGGTGCGTGGTGATGTTGTACAATACAAGCTCGTACAAGCGCTTTATGCCCGTCTCAGCGAATACACGAGCTATCATCTCAATGTGCTGCTGTGCGGAGCTTACCGTGGCTGCCACGGCCGTTGCAGTGCTTGACTGAAGTGCGCCGGCGTCGAGGCCCATGGACGCCTTGGAGATGCCCGTGCGGGCCTCCTTGACTTCGTCCATGTACTGCAAGACCGGAAACGCCTGCTGGCCCACGAATGGCACGGTGAGCTGCTGGATGCTGCCTGGCGCCCGCTGGCGGACGATCGAGCCCATTTCTGTGTTCATGGCGTCGTCCATGTTCACCATCCCCTCGACAACAGAAATTCTTGGGTGAATACTGAGACTTAGGCTGTCCAGAGAGTTGCGCATCACGACGGACTTGATCCGCTGGATGTCCATCACGGTGTCGGCGACGCTCATTCCGAAGAAATCGTGCGGCTCTGGATCTGGGCACATAGTGGCGAACGGCGCCATCGCGCAGGGTTCGTTGTTTAGGATCTTGTTGCCGTCTCCGCCGGTGCAGATCTTGCGCAGCTCGGCGATGCCGTCGCCGTCGTAGTCGACGCGGATGTAGTTCTCAACGTACAGAACCTTGCGCATCGCGGGGTCGCTGCGGGAGTTCATGTCGCTGGACAGAGCCGGGTTGCGCGTGTTGCGCTCGACGTTGGTGTCCATGTCGTCGTTGGATGACGACAGCTTATAGACCTCGTCGTAGTCGTAGCCCATCGCCACCAGCTCGGACACGGTCACAATGCGGCGGTGCGCGCAGTAGTCGGCGTCCTCCACGGACTTTGCGTCACGCGAAATCAAAAACTCCTCCGGCGGGAGGGCCTCCAGCTTCACGCGGCCGTCGGGGCGGGTGTAGGTGACGCGCAGATCGTGGACCATGGGAGGCATGATGAACTGGCCAGTCATGGGGTCGATCTGAGGCTCGCCGACTGGCGTGCTCGCGTCGATGTCGATTTCCGCGTCGGGATCGGCCATCAGGGCCGACAGGGCGTTGTCGTCGACGCCGGTGTATTCGATCGTCTCGAAGTCGGTCTTGTCTTCCCAGTAGCACTTGAGAATGCCGACCTTGCGGACCAGCGCGTCCATGAATGCGCTGTGCATCTCCAGGAAGCCGCGATTGTCGCGGTTGATGATGTAATTCGCGTACTCCGTGGCCTGCTTGGCCGCCGGCACGTCTTCAGCGTTCTGTGGGACGTATTCGACCGTGCGATCAGATCCGTGGAACATTCGCATCAGAGACGGGATGATAGCTTGTACAGTATCCCGTACGTCCATGCTGACCACCTGGCTGCGGCCCTGCTCCTCGTCGCCAAACGGCTCGCCGCGATAGTATTGCGTTGCCGTGGCGCGGATCGGGGAGACCCAGTTGTCAATGAAGTCGATCGCGTCGTCGATTTGGCCTCCGACAATGCCCTGCAACTCCGTGTCGTCCATGACGTCTGGGTTCAGTTCAGCCTCAAGCTCGGAGGCCATTTCGTTCAGTTCATAGTCCATCTTGTGGCCCTTCTTGCAACGCGGTTGCGGTTGTGTTAACAACTTCATCTGTATTATGCACTAAAATGGAGGGTGTGCACATGGAAAGCGAATTAGAAGCCATACGCCGCAGCGTTGAGGCTGTTGTTATGATGCTATGGAAAAGCCAAGAGGATCTTCCAGACGAAATTGTCGAGATGATTGACGAAGTGGTAAATGAAGTTAAAGACATCATCACTTAGCCATATACGATTGCAGTAAGCCCATTACATACCTATCAGCGCCGGGTTTACCCTGTGAATTTAAAATCTCTTTATACAAACTAGCTTCGTCAACCCATTGGTCGTCGACTAGCTGGTTTATATTTGGGTTACCCATATATGACTTGACGTCTTTTGGCTTTGCCTTGAGATCTAATATGTTTTTTTCTCTGGCAAACGAAGCGGCCTTTGGGAGTGCGCTGTCTCGCGCGCCAATAAGCCACGGCAGATCAAAGCCAAGTGTTGAGCTTGTCGTTCCAGGCTCCATTGCGAGTTCTGCATTATATGATGGGTGAAGGTCTGTTCTTTCAGAAACAGCTCCGCGCCTTGGAGTTCCAAACCTATAGCCGACACTTGCAGTGTCTGACAGCATAAGCTCAGGCTGCGTGATCGCAAAACGAGCTGGCCCAACTTCCGGCACACCGAGTTTTTGCATTTGGCTGCTGTCAAAGAATTTTATCAAAGACGCACGGACACCGCCCTTTTGGCCAGACAACCATTCTGGAAACGCTGGAGAGCTAAAACTAGGCCGATCTTTAATCTTTGGAAATTTTTTGGCAATTGCTTCATCAATTTTTCCGACGTTACGGGTCCAGCGAGCCGAATTTGCTCCAGTGGAAATCATGCCCCCATATACGTCAGACATATGCTTCGAAAAGTCGCCAGACCTTTCGCCCATGGGCATATAGGCAGCGATGTAATCTTCGCCGCGTTTATTAGCCTCAATCCATGCGTTTGACTTTGCCTTCATTGGGTTTGCCTCTGATGCCCAAACGCCTCGGTCAACTTGGTCCATATATCTTGGGCCGCCGTATGTTTGTTGGCCGCCGTTTCTCAATAAATAATCGTTGACCTCTTGGACAAGGTCTTGGTTTGTCGTGCGATCTCCGGTGGCGAAATACATTCTTTTATTCTTGAAGTCAGAGGGGTCAAGCATTGTTGCGTCTAGCAGCCCACCCTGCCGCTCACCAGTAGCGGTCCATAAAGCAGGCGGAGTAGCGGCTTTAATGCCGGAAAATGGTGTATAAAGTGCGGGGTCTTTTCCCTTCCCACCAGCCCGAGCCTGTGCAAAAAAATCGGAGCCTTTTACTTCAAATCTGTCGCCTGCGCGCGCCGCGCTGAGATCTCTACCTTCCCCGCCACGCTGGAACGCCTCGAGAATACCTTGGGCATCGCCTTCGATAATAGACTTGCCACCGTACGTTAAGTCGGCTGCGAGGCCGTCGTAGTCCACGTCTGCGGCAGCCCTTGCAACGGTTTTGGCGCCTTTAGCCGCAGGGCCAAGGCCAGGCGCCACCACCGCAAACAGTGACGCCATGTCGGCGTAGCGGGCGTCGTTAACAGCTTTAAGCTGTTCTGGGCTCGCCTGATCTGGGGTGATGCCGTACATATCCATCAGATACTCGGCGGCGTTTTTGTTTAGCGCGTTGCTCGCGGTGGTCGTAAAATCTTCGTACATGCCTCGAGCGGTGCCGACTGGGTCTGCGACCGCGCTCTGGATGCCGCCCACCATGCTGTCGCCGATGGCCTGATTAACTGCCAGCGGATCCTGCCGGATAGAATTAATTAAGCCGGCTCCGCCCTCTGCGACTACCCTGGCCATGCCGAATAAGTCTTTAAGCGGGCCGCGTAGGCCCGGCACGATGTATTGCTCGATGCCTGCCATTAGTTGAGTAGCCCCTTCGGTCGCATCTGTGGACGCGGGGACATGGTGACGGGGTAATTGTCTCCGGTGCTCTGATTGTAATACTGGCGGACGCTGTCGACGTATTTACGGTCGTCGTTGTGCGGTAAATTATCGTATTTACGGTCGCCCCTTTTTACCGCTCCAACGCCGGCAGTGTAGGCCGCGACGGCCTGATCCACGTTGCCATCAAATTCTACCAGCAACGCCTCCATGTAGCGGCTGGCAAACTCTTTGTTAATCTCGGGCGTGTCGAGCAACTCGATGGCGGCCTCTTCAGTCTGGTCAAAAGTGCCAAACCCCATCTCTTTGGCCACGTCAAATATATTTTTCGCGCCGCTTTTCTCGTAGCCCGGCTTCATTGCGGTCGGTATCTTAACTTGCATGACGCCGCGCGCGCCGGTGGGGCTGACGAGATCGTTCAAGTCGCGTGTCGGACCGTCGTGGACTGGGTCTCTGCTACTTTCCTGGCGTTGGATGGCGTCAAGTAATGACTTAAAATTAAGATCTGCCATTAAAATTTCCCTGCTTTGATGCGCTTTGCGGTATCGTACATGCGGCGCGAGAAGCCTGGGTTTGTCTTATCCCATTGCTGTATGAGTTTGCTACTGCCCTCGGTGGACAGCCACTGCTGATACGCGGCCTCATCTGCCTCGGGGCTGCCGGCCATTACGGCTCCGTCTGCCGTCGGAAAGAAATCGGCGGGGGCGTCTATGGCCATGCCATCCATTCTGCGCGCAAACGGCGCGTCCACGTCCGTCGCCGGCATTGTCGGCATGTCGCGACCAGTGCCTTTATACAAATCGGCAAGCATAATATTGCTGTCAGGCTGTGACATTTCCATAAACGTGCCACTTGCGTCGTATGGGCTAAATTGCGTGCTCGGAGAGGCGGGTGCTGGCATCATATTTGGGCCGGCGGACATCTGGGTGCTCATAGCCGTAAGCGGCGCCGCTGCCTGCGTGGCTCCGCGCCGACGTGGGCTAACCCGACGCTGGGCGTTGGACAGCAGCGGCTGCTCTGCCGGCGTGTTGCCGGATCCATTAAACAGGCGGGCCAGAAGGCCGATCATTCCCGGCATCTGTCCCATCGAGTGGCTGAAGGTGCCGGGCGTGGGGATGTTATCTGGGCGGGGGCCCTGACGGAAGTCGCTGACCTGTGGGCCAGTAGACGTGTCTGAATAGTGTGGGGCGCTGCCATAGCTGCCGGTGTGCGTGCCGCCCGGCGTAAAGCCAATGTACTCGCGGTACTTGTCGGCGGCGTCGGATCCGTCGTTTCTCTCGATCGTCTTGGCGGTGCGGTCGTAGTAGTCGCGCGTCTTCTCTTCGAAGCCGAGACCCATCTTCAAGTCGTCAAGTATTCCCATTTCGCGCCCTCTGCGTTCATTTCTCCCAAGAATACACCAAAACCCGTTAAATGTAACCCCGCGCACTAGGGGGAGGCCCATTGCGCGGGGGAGCCTGGAGAGCTCAGCAGCCGGGTGGGAGGGAGCCGCTAACAGGGGCAGGATAACAAAAAAGTTTACCGGGTGCCAGTTTATTACGATTTAGGGGTTGTAGTCTGTAGGTGTTAACATTAGGTTAACTGTATAGAGAGACACACACAAAGGAATACGGACATGGACCAAGACAATATCAAAGAGCTTAAAGAGCAAATTGGTTTCGCGTTTGATTATGTTGAGTTTTCAGCGCTTGCCGAAGCCAGCTTAAAAACTAACGATTATGACTTATGTAATGAATATAGCGACAGAGAATTTGCTGCTTGGAACTTAGTTGCAAATCAAACGAATGAAGCGGAGGCAATGCTAAAGAAAATTGAAGCTGATTTTGGCGATTATGTAGCAAGTGTTATTGCTGACAATGCTGGGGTCACTTGGTTTGATATTGGCGGCAAAGATTTTGACCTAGACGATTTAAGCGGAACAATTAGAGAAGCGCACTATCATAGTATGATTTTGAACTCATACGATCTCGCCGCAGAAATTGCAGAGGATAAGTAAAGCATAACCAAACGGGGGCTGCGGCCCCCACACACAAGGGAGAGACAACATGCACACCAAACTAGAAACCACGCAGGAGGCCGTAGAGCTGGCCCTGTACCTTGCAATCACCGCAGACTGCAACGAGCTGTCAGCAAAGGCGCTTAGCCAAGCTAAAGACTTTGCCCGAGACATCACCCCGGCGGAGATGATCGAAGCCAAGGCAAACGTGCAAAAGCAGGTCGAGGGCGAACGCTTGACGCAGGAGTTTATGGACAAAACTCTCGCGCAACTAGACGTGGACCCCTACTACCGTCAGGCCGTGGCCGACGCGTGGGAAGCGTATAATATTAACCACTAAACTACCCCACGAATACCACGCCGGAGCGGTTTATTCCACGCTCCGGTGGCCGCGCTGCCAAACGCCATAGTCGTGTGGTCATTGGCCAATGCCAAGCACAGAGCATCAGCGCGGTCCGGCGAGCGGATGCCGCGCTTTTTCATGCTCTCCTTGCTCTCCACCTGGATCTTGCCCGACGACGTAAACATATATCGAGGCCCCGCCAGCTCCGCATACAGAGCGTCGTCCTTCGGAAGTGACACGTCCATCCCCTCCAGCCACGACTTCGCCTTAAACCACAGCTCCGCGCGCAAGTTGAGATACGTCTGCTTCGCCACCGCGCGCTCCGACACGTTCAATCCCCGCGCCGGCAGGCCCAGCTCACGCAGGCGGTCCAACACGCCAGCCCCGAAGCCATTACTGTCGATGATGATCTCCGCCGGCTTACGCGACATGGGCATGTTGTCATATTCCGCCTTCACCGCGCCAGACAGCTGCATCAGGTCCAAGTTACGCCACACAGTCATAGGATGGATCATTGGACCCTGGCGCTTGCACAGCACGCTGCTGTCGCCGCCCTGACGCGCCACGTCCAGGCCCCACACGGCCGGCGTGTCCTCGTGGACCTTCACGACGTTATTAAACGCGTGCTCAATCAACGACACCGGGATTACCGTGTCCTCCTCGCTCGGCGGAAAATTTCCAAGCACGCGGACGTGATACGCCGGGCTGTCCTCGCCGTAGCGCTTCTTCATGTCCTCAACGAAATCCTCGGCCACGCGCGGACTGTCAACGCACGAGACGTGCATCGTGTGCCAGTCCTCCCGTAATCGCGTGTGGGTCTCGTAAAAGAAGCCAGTATTACGCGTGGGGTTTCCCGTCAGCACCGTCGTGGCGTGGACGCCCGACATCGAGCCCGAGGCAGCCTCAAACACGGCCTCCGGCACGCCGCTGGCTTCATCCGCCAACAGTAACACATGCTCGCTGTGGACGCCGGCCAAAGCCTCCGGCTGCTCCGCTCGAGACGTCCGACACGAAATAAACGTGCTCTCGGGCGCGCTCTTTAACTCAATCCGATCAGACTTGACGTCCAGCAAAGTATTAAACGGAGGCTTGAGGCGCTTGGCCACGGACTTCATCTCCGCGAAGCACGCGTCAAAGAGCTGCGCGGACGTGGGCGCCGTCACCACCGTCTTGCTCGGGTAGCGCATCAGCACATGCCAGATGGCCGCCATGGCCACGCCCGTAGACTTGCCGACGCCGTGGCCAGACCTAACGGAGATCCGCCTAATCGCGGGGGCGGCGACCGCGTCCAACAACTCCACTTGCCACTCGTCCGGCTCGATGCCAATGACCTCGCGGGCAAAGCATACCGGGTCGTCGCGGTAGCGCCGCATCAGTTTGACAAACGGGTTCTCGGGTTGCTTGGGGACGTTCATTTGTTAACACTCCTGTGCGTGGTGGTGTGAAATTTTTTTCGGCGTGGGTGCGTGATTAGGTCATCAGCATTTGCACCGGCAAAATATTTGAGAGGGGGGGGTCAAAACGCGGATTTCTGTGGCGAGAAGGGCAGGGGAGAGCGGAAAAACACGGCCGGATCGACGCCGAACCGCATCCGCAATTAGAGTGATAATGGATATTATGTTAAATCTTTTCGCATCGATGCGACGTTCGCCCATGCAGGCTTGACCGCGATCGCATTCGATGGCACGCGCACACGCGTGCGCCTCACCGCCTCGATGCGTGATTTCGCGCTCACACGCCATCCGCTTCCTCGCCATCCTCTATCACCGCATCTTCGACTACCTCGCCCTCGATCACGTCGTCGGTAACGCTGTTGAGTAGCATCGCCGCCTGCGCGTGCAAGTCGTTGACGCTGATGTTGATGGCCACGTCACGCTGCCTCACGTCATACTCGGGCGACATCTTCGACGCCTTCCACTTGTACACGTCGACGCTCAGCCTGGCGCTATTCACGTTCGCCTCGATCTGGTGGATCTCGTCCGCAATCTTCTGCGCCTGCGACGCGTAGTAGTGAGCCGCCATTTCCTTGGCCTCGTCGTATCGTTGCGCCCTGCCCTCTCCGGCTGCGATCCACTTGTGGAATATGTTCCAGCCTACGCTGTAATGTTTGATGACGTCGGACGCGTTCTTGCCGTCCGCAATCAGCCCGAAGATCTCGTCCTCGCCGGCAGCTTCCAGCGCTGCCAGCTTAACCTTGCCCAGTGTTCCCATATATCTCGCTCCTTAAAACGGTATCTCGTCGCCCAAGTCGACGTTAAATGTGTCGTTCGCCGTGCCGATGACGCGCGTCACCTTGGCCTCGGGAAACGCTTGCAACGTCTTCTCGACAAACTCGCTGCTAAAATTATTCGCCAGCACGACTGCGGCGTCTACCATATCATACACCGTCCACTCGGGATGCTCTCGCCGTATTCCCATTGCATCGTGCAGCGCGATGCAGACAATGTGTCCGCTGGCAATCTCGATGCAGTAGGCGTGCGGACCGACCGGCTGATGTCCATTGGCAAGAGCTTCGGCCTCCAGTACGTCCCACGCCCGCATCAGCTGCCCCACGATTGCGTGTACGCCCACGACGTCGTCCGCCTCCACCTTAAACCGCAGCGCATCGTATGCAGCCTCGAAGCGGCCAGCAAGATCCGGTGACACAAGCTCGGGCAGACTGTCGCCCCACTTCTTGGTCATGTCCCGCGCCTTCTTGTCCAACGGCATCATCTGTCCGCTGCACTGCATCGAGATCGGCGTAGTCGGTGTGCCAGTCTCAAACGTACCTCTATTGCGTATCGCGTTTGCGATCCCCTGCTTCGCTTGCCGGCTCTTCGGCTTAACTAACTTAGCCATGAATTATCTCCCCTTCGATCCCAATGTTAACCACACCTAATATTTCCCTCTGCCACACACCACACCACACCACCCTATACAATAGGGGGTGGTGGTGTGGAACGTGAAATGGCCTTATTCTCCACACCACACCACACCCACCCACACCCCTAGTGTGTAAGGTGTGGAGGTATTAATGCAACACATCATCGACGTCACTCCTCAGTAGCTGGTCATCCATTCTCAGCAGTGCGTGCTCGATAGTCCACATCGCATTGACGAGGATGTGCGCCCTCCTCTTCCGCTCCTCCACGGTGGCCGGATATAAGAAGCCCGGCTCAAACTCTATCATGCAGGCGTCGATGTCGTCGGACCAGAGCACGGTCATAACTTGCTGCTCTGGCGGCTCGTCCTCCATCCACTCGCCGAGTTCGTGGTCCCTCATAATATGCGCGCCCCCTTCGACAAGTTATCCTTGGCCCACAGTGGCTGCAAATTCGTGTAATTGAAACACTCGAGCTGCTGGCTCTCGTCTGTCAGGTCAAACGCCGCGCACGGCATGATGTGGTCTATGTGCCACTCGCCGTGGTTGTCCCACGTCATGCCGTCGGTGAACTGCGTCTCTAAGTGCTGGCGGACGTGATCTATAGTGCATCCCAGCAAGTCCATGGTCTTGTAACACTTGTCCGTTGTTGCCGCCTTTACGGCTACCTTTATCCGAGACGTCAAAGTCATGCGAATTTTGTAATGCAGGTTCTCGGCCCTAAGTCTGCGCTGGTATCTCCGCGTCGACGTGCGTGTCTTGTCCTTTGCCTTGTCGTCTCTGCTGTCATACAGTCTCTTGTTGTAGTCCAGCCTATTCTGGCGGTATTCCTCGTCGTAGTTATACATCTTGCGCTTGTACTCTCTCTGCGCCCTGTTGACCTCGTCAACATTATTATGCGACCACTTCAGGTTACTTGCCCTCTTACCGCACAGCCTCTGGCAAAACTTTTTCCGATTGCCCTTGCTTACGCTAAAGAAGTTGCAGCAATTTCTCCATTCACACGCCTTAATCATCTTGCGCCCACCTCGTCCCCGGTGATCCACTCGCCGACGACCACGACCGGCACCTCACGCCCGGTGCGCAGATCTTTCTCGCGCTCGATGCGCAGCACGTCGGTCTCGATCCATTTTTTCACGACTGCATTTACCTTGGCCTTCTCGTGCTTCTTGTCCACGTCCAAGCCTAGCACCTTGGCGACCACGTTGCCCACCCACTGCTTGGCCTGAGTGTTCTGGCGCAGGAACTCGCCGTGCGCGGCACACTGCCCGACGTCACGCTGCACCGCCATCGCGTCCTTTGCGCTGATCCCGTCGAATAAGTCGGGCATGGCAAACTCTGTGGCCACGCCAACATATTCGCCGTTGGGTAGCTGCACGCCCACCATTCGGCGGAATACCGCCTTCGATGCCGGCGGCGCCATATTTGACTTTCCGTCGTCTACCTTAAAAATTCCGAGCGCCTCGGTCTCGGACACGCCCAGCTTGAGCGCGTCCTCCATTGACACGCGGTTTATGACGCGCGCCGCTCTTGCTGCGCCGAGTAGGCTCCCTGCCCCGCGTATGCTGTCGACGTTGGCGTCTTCGCCGTTGCCCTTGCGTATGTGATGCACGAGGGACGCCGCACAGTCTGTTGCGTCGCACACGGCGCGCACGGCGCCCACGGCCGCGTTCATTGCGACGTTGTCGTTCTCGTTGATGCCGGTGGCTGAGACCCACGGATCCACTGACACCAAGCCGATCTTGTTTTCGATGATCTTGGCGGTCATGTAGCTGACCAGCTCGTTGTCGACTGTGATGCCCTCGCGGTCCTGTCTGGCGAAGATTATGTTTATGTCTCGGCCCGCATCCAGGAATAACTTGCCCCGTATTTCGTCGGCCGTGACCTTGTAGTGGATCATGGCCGCCGCCACACGCCTTTGAAGTTCTTCGTATGGATCCTCCAAGTTAATTACCCAGCAGTTGCACGGCTCGTGCACGGTCTCACCGAGCAGCGGCCGGCCGGTGCAAATTGCCAGCGCCTCCACGATTTGCATGGACGTCTTACCCACGCCGCCGGCGGACGCCAGCACGGACACGTTCGAGCGGATGTAGTGTTGGCCATATATCCAGCGCCGCGCCGGTATCGACGCCGGGTCGACTGGATCGTATGGCGTCGGATAGCTGCGCTCTAGGCTGGCAATCTCCGCCTGCACGACCGCGACTGGCCGAGCCAACGCCAAAACCTCACGCAATTTTTCCGCGCTGGTCTCGCGTAGAAAGTCGTTGGCGTCCTTTACGCCCTCGATGCCCTGCATGTCGAACCTGACAACGTGGACGTCGGTGCTGCCGTCACCTCTTATCACGTCTGCCACCGCCT